GTAGAAGGTGAAGCTGACGTTGTAGATTTTGAAAAGATCATCAACGACTTTGCCTTGTTACGTAACAAGTGGTTGGGTATTATCAAAGCACTTGATCAGAAACAATGGCATCTCAGCAACATTGTTAAACTACGAGTATCCGGATTAGAAGACGCCAGTCTTTAAATACTAGATAATATACGCAGATAAATATCTGCATGAAAATCGTTTTAATCACTGGGGGATTTGATCCTCTACATTCCGGGCACATTGCCTACTTCAAAGCAGCCAAAGCATTGGGAGACATCCTTGTTGTTGGTGTTAACTCAGATGCATGGTTAACACGCAAGAAAGGAAGTCCTTTCATGCCCTACAAAGAACGTGCGGCTATCGTACGTAATATTGTAGGAGTGGATTTTGTCATAGATTTCAACGACGCCGACGGATCAGCAAAACACGCACTATGGATGGTTCGACAAAGTTACCCACAAGATCGTATTGTTTTTGCCAACGGCGGAGACCGAACACAGACCAATATTCCAGAAATGGACAGCGGCATAGACAACGTCGAGTTTGCATTTGGAGTTGGTGGCGAAGATAAAAAGAATTCTAGTTCGTGGATTCTCCAAGAATGGAAGGCTCCTAAAACAGAAAGACAATGGGGCTACTATCGTGTACTGCATGAAGTTCCGGGCATGAAAGTCAAAGAACTCACAGTCAACCCCGGCAAAAGTTTAAGTATGCAACGGCACAATCTACGTGCTGAGTATTGGATTGTCAGCGAAGGTCAAGCTGTTGTTAACAGAGCAACCCCGTTAGATTTTGAACTAATCCCGGCAATATTGGCTCATCACGATCAGCTACATGTTGCAGTACAGGAGTGGCACCAACTTACCAATCCCTACGATCATCCTTTAAAAATTGTAGAGATACAATACGGTGAACAATGCGCTGAAGAGGACATTGAAAGAAAATGAAAATTTTTGTAGGATATGATATTAGAGAAGATATTGCATTTCAAGTCTGCGAACACAGCATATATAAACATCAACCTCAAGCACAAGTCATTGCGTTGAAACAGCAAGATCTTAGAAAGGGTAATATCTATACTAGAGATATCGATCCGTTAAGTTCTACAGAATTTACCTTTACAAGATTTTTAGTTCCTTATCTTACAAATTATCAAGGCTGGGCAGTTTTTGTAGACTGTGATTTTGTTTTTGTCGACGATGTTGCTGAGCTGTTTAACCAGGCCGATGACAAATATGCAGTGATGGTAGTCAAGCATGACTACACTCCTAAAGAAGGTCTAAAGATGGACGGATGCAAGCAACTACCCTATCCAAGAAAAAATTGGAGCTCGGCAATTTTATGGAATTGTGCTCATCCATCTAACAAACAGATAACCCCCGATGTAGTAAATTCTCAAACAGGTCAGTATCTACATAGATTTCAATGGCTAGATGATTCAGAAATTGGAGATTTAGCTCCAGAGTGGAATTGGTTAGCAGGTTGGTATCAAGAACCACAGGACGGTAATCCCAAAGCTATACACTACACCGAAGGCGGCCCATGGTTCAAAGAATATCGCCGTTGTGAATATCACAAAGTATGGAAACAAAATCTACGTGAGATGCTGAAATGATATTTCTCAGCAAAGATGGGAAAGATCCATACATCAATATGTTTGCACAAGGGTGCAACACCAGGATAACGTCAACCGAGAATTTTAATTACAACGATAGCACTGACTCAATTGTGTTAAGAGGCATACTCAAGAAAAAGTGGATGCATCAATGTTTGGAAGATACTAGAACGTTTTACTACATGGACACGGGATATTTTGGCAACGAAAGAACTGAATCAAATCCCAACGGTTGGAAATACTGGCATCGTATAGTAAAGAACAATCTGCAACATGGAGAGATTGTGCCAAGAAAAGATGATAGATTCAAACATTTTAACAAAACGTTTCGGCCCTGGAAGAAAGATGGAAGGAAAATACTAGTGGCCAAGCCAGATGAAAAACCTATGCGCTTCTATGATTACGATCTAGATATTTGGTTAGAACATACAGTAAACGAAATAAAAAAATACACAGATAGACCCGTAGTAATTAGAGAGCGGGCGCCTAAAAGATTAGATAGAACTGTTAACGATACATTAGAACAGGCCCTCAATGATGATGTCTTCGCCTTGGTTACATTTAATAGTGTAGCAGCCACAGAAGCTGTATTCCAAGGAATTCCGGCATTTACTCTAGCACCAGCTAATGCAGCTAGTCCTGTTAGTCTGCAAGATTTATCTAAAATAAACGAACCGTACTATCCCAACTCAGATAAATTATATGCATGGGCCTGCCACTTATCATACGGACAATTTCATAACTCAGAACTGAGAAACGGCAAAGCCATGGAGATGATATTAAATGGATGATTTATTATTTGGGACATCGATACCGGGAGAAGTTCCTTCGATTATTAGAGGTGTCGTTAAGAGAAAACATATACACCGGCATTGGCAAGATAAAAAAGATTTCTATTATATAGATACAGGATATTTTGGAAATTTTGTAAGTCCAGGTAATCCCGGCGGAAAAAAACTATTTCACAGAATAGTTAAAAATGATTTGCAAAAACATTGGCTAGAAAAACACTCCAGTGATCGCTGGCAAGAAATTTGCAAAATAGATCCCCGATACCAATGGAAAGGTTGGAAGAAAAAAGGCAGAAAAATTTTAATAGTTGTACCGAACAGAAAATCATGCGTGTTCTATGGCTATGATGTGGATCCATATGTCAACGGTGAAAAACCTTGGTTGATGAACACCATAGAAACTATTAAAAAACATACGGACATGGAGATTGTTGTTAGAGAAAAAGGTAGTAGGTCAGCCCGACAGCACCATTCAATATTTGATGCTTTGGACGAAGGAATATTTGCTACTGTGTCGTTCAACAGTATTGCAGCACTAGAATCAGTGATATATGGTGTACCGTCGTTTGTCGCCGTGCCATGCGCAGCATCTCCTCTAGCACTAACTGACCTTAGTCAAATATCCACACCATTTTACCCGGATGAATCATTAATACAACAGCATTGTGCATCGTTGGCCTACGGACAATTTACCGGAGAAGAAATTGCCAATGGCACAGCATGGAAATTATTAAACAAATGAAATTATTAGTAAATGACAAAGAACTTGCACACTATCTTATAAGTCTCATAGATCTAAAAGATCATTGCAAACACATAGAGTTAAATGAAGTAAAAACTGCTGAAGCTATACAGTTTATCATCCAAAAAAGAGATCACCATAAATTTGATATTGAAAAATTCCGCGATAAGTTTAAAGAAAAACTATTGAGAGGCGTCTCTGCTGACACCGAAGCTTGGCGCAGAAAAGTCAACACAGTCCTAGCAAACTATAGAAAAAATTATTTCGGCCAAATTCACAAACGGGCAGAATATGTAATAGAAAAATTAGGCAGCGACAATGTTATTGACGCCTACATGAATAGTGATCAACAATATTTTATTAAAACTGTTGGACAACAAATAGATCCCAATGCAACTATGATTAGACGGAAAAATTTCGTAGACAGTAAAGAAGATTGCTTGTTGAGAAACACAGTGGGCAATGAAAATATTATTGTAGATAAAATCGACAATAGTCTTCCATTTTGGTTTATAGACAGCGGATATACAAATTTTATTGAACCCAATAAAAAATGGCATAGACTTACAAGAAATCATCTGCACTTTAATAATCAATTTGTTGCACCCGCAGATAGATTAAAAAACTTTGCAGAGTTTCCTAGACCTTGGTGTAAGACCGGCAAAAAAATATTGATAGTAGAGCCTGGCGAATTCGCTGCTAGTATCATGCATGTGGAACCAAAATCTTGGACCAAATATATTGTAGACGAATTGAAAAAACACACAGACCGTCCCATAGAAATTCGATCGAAGGATAATAAAAAGACTCGCACCAGCCTCTACCAAACGCTGATTAACGGTGATTATTACTGTACAATTAGTATTAATTCTAATAGTGCTGTTGAATCTATTTGGGCTGGGATTCCTGCTATTACTCTTGACAAGCATGTCAGTAATGCTGTGACTAGAAATAGTCTTGCACAGATCAATGATTTGTACTACGGACCGTTAGGTGATTGGCTAGCATGGCTCAGTTATTGTCAATTTACCTACGACGAACTCATGGATGGTACTGCACTCAACATCATCAAGGAGCATCACAGTGTCTAATATCACTGCCGTGGCCTATTATGCTGGGATACCTCCCAACAATCATAATATGGAAAAGCCGCAGATCTTAGATTATTTCTGTCAAGGAGTTATTGCGTCTGGCGACACTGCAATAGCTCACACCAGAATGAATGCCGTTCCCTGCGATGTGGCACTCATACAAGGCTTTGTTCATGAACACGGCAAGTCTGCACCGCATCTACAACTAAGACAACTTGCAGTGGATCTTCAAAAGAAAACTAACAAAAGATCGTTGATCGTAGATAGCAATCTGTTTCTCTATTCAGACAAATCTAATCCCTTACATTATTTGAGATATAGTTTTGACGGTGTATTTCCCACCACAGGTTTTTATTTCGATAAAGACATCGACCCTTCTCGCTGGCCCCAGATCAGCAAGGATTTAGGTATAAGTTTACAGCCTTGGAGAACACATGGGAATCATATTCTAATCTGCCTACAAAGAAACGGTGGATGGAGCATGAGGGGACTAGATGTTATAGAATGGATGAACACAACTATTTTAGAAATAAGAAAACACAGTCGACGACCTATAGTTGTTAGAGCCCATCCCGGCGATAAAAAAATTGGAAGATATTTGAAGGTAAATCATAAATCAACGTCATTGAGTATCAACACCGATCTCAAACAAGATTTAATTAATGCCTGGGCCACAGTGGTGTATAACAGCAGTCCCAGTGTAGCCAGTATTATAGAAGGAGTTCCGGCATTTTTAACGGACCCACAGCCCCAACACAGTCAAAGTGTTGCGGTAGCTAATACTGATATAAGTAAAATAGAAGATCCTGTGATGATTGATAGACAAGCATGGATAGAACGATTGTCCATGTGTCATTGGAAATTTGATGAATTAAAATCCGGTGAAGCCTGGCAATTTTTTAAAAGATATATATGAAAGATTATAAATGGAATGCAGTTTTTAAACCGTTAATAGAAAAATATAAACCAAAAACATTCTGCGAAATTGGTTGCCACGAAGGATTGACCTTGAAATCATTAACTCCCCTCGTTAAAGAACTTGGATATAAAATTGATTACTTTGGGTATGATGCATTTGACCTAGCTGACAGGCCCACATTTGAATATCCAAAAAATCCTATCACGGGAGAAATGGAACATAATGGAAAAGAATCTGCATCCTATCAAGTAATCAAAGAACGGTGCGACAAGTATGTTAAGAATGAATTATTAGAATCGTACGACTTGATCAGGGGTTGGACACACGACACATTGATCGGACCGCTGATATTTGATATGGTGTATATAGATGGCGGACATTCATATTCCACTGTTAAGTGGGACTATGAGCATGTTAAAGACAGTGAGATAATAATTTTTGACGACACGTATCCGGCAAAGTTTCCGGGAGTGGCTAAGTTTATAGAAGAATTAAAAACTTCAGGAATAGTAGTAACAGAACTAATTGAAAAAAATGATCAAGGAAAAACCATAATGCAATGTGCAATTATTATTAACGAATAGGAAAATAAATGAACTATCCCGTAACACCTACTGAATATCAAAAAGATTTATATCAACCCGAATGGTACGAACGTGATTTTTTCTATAGTCCCGATGGAATCCGAGAGTTTCCGGATCATCATTGTAAGATGACTTGGCTTACTAGTTTACCCTTTATTCAAGGCGTACGAAATGCAATAGATATTGGTTGTCGTGATGGTGAATATACTCGATATTTGTTCAATCATTTTCAACATGTGTATTGCTTTGATCCAAGATTTAGAAAATATTTTCCTTTTAATGTAGATCTAACTAAAATAACTCATTTTAGAATTCCCTTAGGAGATGGTCCTAATCCTGAAAGATTAGGAAGAGGTGCTGGTAAAAATATGACAGATAAAGTTTTTTATTGTTTAGATGATTTCAATCTGCAAAATATAGATTATATTAAAATAGATACAGACGGGTATGAAATGGCTAATATCAAAGGTGGTTTAAAAACTATTACACGAGACTGGCCTATAATAGTATTGGAAGTATTTTTTGAAAGAGAAACCTTAAAATATGTAACTGAAGAGTTAGGCTACAAAATTAAAGCAGTATGTCCCCGTGGATGGGATCACATTTTAGTGAAAGAATAGGAAATAAAATGAAAAAATTAAACAACGGATGGATGGTACCCGATGACGATACTAGGGTGTCTTTCTTATTAGAAAAAGATACCGATATGTTTTCTCCTTCTTACGAAGACAAATATAGACAGGAAATAATGACACATCTTCCGAATCAAAGAACATTTGCAGACGTTGGGGCTAATGTTGGTATTTGGAGTTTGCCAATGACCAAACATTTTAAAAAGATAGTTTCATATGAGCCGTCAAAACAAAACATCGAATGTATAAAAACCAACATACCGACCGGAATCGAACTGAGAGAAAAAGCTGTGGCAGACTTCAATGGTGAGGCTAAATTCCATCAGGCAGGAAAAAATTGCGGTGACGGTAAATTATGTCGAGAGGGTGTGAAATCTGATTATACTGTTCCTGTTGTAAAATTAGATGATGAAAATCTATCAGATGTAGATCTTATAAAAATAGATACTCAAGGATGGGAATTAGATGCACTTAAAGGCATGCATAATATTATTACAGCACAGCGGCCTTGGGTAATGTTTGAAATCAATGAAGATGTTGATCTATGCTGTAAATTAATGGAAGACTACGGATACGAGACGGTATATATCAAAAGCAAAAGAAACTTTTTATGGGCACCAAAAATAGGACATAACAGCCCTGTAGATAAAAGTATTTTAAAAAGATATCTGGGCCCTGGACCGTATGCAGAAAGATACGGTGGAAAATAAATTAATTAATCAGTTCCCAAGCTAGTCCGGAAAGTAATTCTTCTCTAGTAAATTGAGAATAAGCCAAATGGTTTAACCAAGCCTGTTTATCACTAGGATAAGCGGGCTTTATTTTTTCAATGTCTTCTAATTGACAACTGTATAGGCTTTTTGTAGCAGAATGACCTAACGCGATTGCCGGTATGTCATGCATTGCTGCTTCGACTAATGCATTAGACGAATATCCTACCACACAGAATGTATCATCTTTGATAAAATCTTTAAAAGTATTTGAAACTATTCTATCGGCTCGAGGTTCTGGACGTTTTCTTATTTTGATTTCACGATCTGTAAAACTTTTTATTTTAAGAACAGTTTTATCGATCCATTGGTCTTCTGATCCTAACACAAGTGCATTCACTATTTTTCTATCGGGGGGCACAACAACTATTCTAGACCCTTGTTTAAAAGAATACTGTTCAAGGCCTAGTTGTTCCCATCTATCCGACGGTCTCTCTATGATAGAATCAACATTTTGAAAATTGTTAATGCCTGTCTC